CACTGCGAGAGCCATTTCGTTCAGAGTTTCTCGATGAATCGTCATATAAAAAGACATTGGATTCTAAGTTTTCTTCCTTTGATCAAGTAACCAATCACTTTACACGTCAGCCGGAGGACGTTCGGCCGGTTGAGGGGTCGAGGACTGCACACCAGGTGAATCAGTATTTTGCTCATCGCTGAGTACAATCCAAAGTGAGTTGGGGTTTGGAGGAGGTAGAATCTTGGTAGGAACAGTTCCAGTTGATCGGTACTTCTGCACATCGTCCCAAAACTCGGTAAGCTCTCCCAAATGAGTATTCATCCACGTAAAGTCTCGCGGAACCACAACCTTCCTCCACTTTTCAAGAATCCAGTACGTCGTTCTGAACTCAGAGCTTCGTGGACGAACAACTGTTTGAATCCACGTGGTCGGGTCGGCGTTGATTGGCTTGTACATAAGATCACCGTTATCGAATGAAACATAGAAACTCTTTGTTGCAGTCGATTCTGCCCACTTCGAATAACTCGGGCTTGTGAACCTGAATTCGACGTAATCGCATGTATCAATGCGAGTACATTCCATCTGCATTTGCATCTGATGCCAATACGAATCGGGAATGGGCGTATCGTCATTGAAGATGCGACTGTATGGACACTTGATTTCGACTAGCTTCCCCCACTGAGAGCTGAGAGTATCTGTAGTCAGTACAATTCCATCTGGAGATGCACCTAGGAAGGGATACACTGGATGTGTGACGCACGATGTATCTACAACTACAGCCCCCTCTGCAAGACCATAAATCTCCTTTGCAATTGGTTCCATCTGCGTCCCCCAGATAAGTGCCTTCGGTCTGTCTGCCGATTGAGGCTTAGGACCAACGATCTTTCTCATCAAGAGTTCATACCGTGCAGAAGGAGATGCAGTCTTGAATGCACCCGTAACTTCGGATGCAGTGATCATGAGACCGCGTTTGGCAAGCCACTGGTCCGAACGCTGATCGTTGACGCCGTACTTTGCAAGAACACGTTTGATATTTCTGCGACGTGCCCATACAGTTCCGAGATCTCCCTCCATTGCAGTTAGAACATCCTTATAGAATTGTCTGTGACTCAGTCCAAGCGTCTTACCAATCTGTTTGCAACGGGTGCGAAGACGGCTTACGTTAGTAAGCGTGTCATCAAAGAGTCTATCCATGGTCCTTTATATACAAAGGCACTTTCTCATCCGAGGAACCATTTTATACACAAAGAATAATGACGCTTGAGATAAACAGTCAAGAGCAGTGGGTCTTATCTCGACTCAACACGTTTTATGAAAAGAATCCAATTGCACTTGAAAAGCTTCGGTCGATCCTAGCAGGGACATCGACTATCTCCTTACGTGTCGTCGACTGGTTCGTGACAAACTATGCAAAGATGAATGACGTATCGTATACGACAACCGATGGCCGTCAGATCATCGTGTATCTTGCATACAAGGCCCGCCTGAAGGCGTATACCAAGAAAATGCTTGACCCTTTTTGCAGATGGGATCGGATTACATTCCACGATGTATCTACAACGGTCGGTCAGTTGAACTTCTTTGCATGGGCCGTTGAAGATGAAATCCTAGAGTATCTAGAGTCTCATTTGGAGACAATTCAGGCTGATATGGATACGCGTGGTCATGCAAAAAAGCCGCAGGATGGAACTCAACGTCGTCGTCGTCACGAACTCTCTCATTCTGCAACAAAGTCAATGCGTCGTCACGCAGGTCGCGTTGTTGTTGGGTTCAGTTGAGTCACGGATAGGTACAAATGCTTTCGCGTCTTCGGAAGAACCTAGTGTACCCTGTTTCGGATGACATTACAGAACATGACTTGAATACAGATATTGATTCGTGGACGTACGATGATCGCGAGGTCTTCAAAGGAAATATAGATCCAGAGTATCTAGAGAATGGACTTAATGTATTTTGGTTATACAACGATTACAATATTCGAGTGGGACTTGCAGAACATGAGCAAAAGAACGCCAATCAGTTTTGCGTTCTCTGGTTCAGAGATACTCCGTTCGGAACGTACTATCAGCAAGATGGATGGGTTTCGACTGAAAATACGTTATGGTCTAAGATGAGCACATGTGCGTACGATGACTGTATGCGAAAGAGGATCCAGACGCCTGCAGATCTGTTCCGTCACTATCCTGCAATGAAAAATGAGATTCAATTGCTAGAACCGGAGCCTGATTTTAAAAAGAAGTTGTTTATGGATTTTGATTTTGTATTATATGAACGTGTGTCTACGCCTTCTGAGCACGGCGAGACTTCGCAGGCTTCTGCTCAGGCTCAGGAACCGGAGCAGGAACAACCGGAGCAGCCGGCTTCTCATCCTCAGACGGAGGTTCCTCATCCTCCTCAGCAGGAGCCGGAACAACCGACTCAGTAGGGGGAGCAGCCGGCTCCTCATCGCGGAACTTATCGAAGATCGTACGCTTCTTCGGAACCTCGACCTTCGCATCCGTGATCTTCCACGTCATGCCGAATGAAAGGCCTGCGATGTAGACAGATCCCGTAACGACTACGCTTGCACTCATAGCCTTGGGGAAGACAGACGGAAGCGTATCAAGGCTCACCGTAACCGGATTGTCATTGCTGTCAATGACCTCGGTGTTCACCTCACCATCCCACACCGGAACCTTGAAGCGAATCGAGGGAGGATACTCGCCAGTCTGAACCCACTCGCCCTCTGCATTCTTCTTCACAGCTGCAGTCACGGTGTTCTTCATCGTCTCCCGAAGAGACTCCTCCGAACGCCGCTTCCCAAACATCCGGACGGAGTTCTCGATGAAATACTTCAGCAGAACCTCCTGGAAGTCCTGCATAAAGTTGTAGAGGTACGAGTTGTCGTCAGTACCCGTTGCACGCTCCTTCGCATACACGTCGCAACCGTTGAGCGAAGCAGACAGGGTATACGTGGTCTGACCACTCTCCTGGCTCTTGATCAGTACACCGGCAGGGAACGCGAGCTTAGGAAGACGGAACTGTACCTTCTGGCCAGCATAGAGCAGATTGATAGTCACTGCATTCGTCTTCTTGTTCTTGATCGGCTCGGAGAACGTAAGGTCAGCAGGGGAGATCTTGCGGATGTTAACGACAGAGACGGAGGCCATTTGTGCTTGTTGTACTCCTATCTAACACTATCGGTTGCGGTGGATCCATTTTTCACGAAAGGATCGGATAAGTATAATGAGACAGTGCCTATCTTGCAGAAACAGGACATCTGAAGATAGATGTCCGCATTCATGTCTACGAACCATGATTGTTTGCAACCGACACGCAAAGACAAAAAACATACGTTTATGGTTTAGAATGCATTCGAGTATAGTTCAAGGTGTTGTAAAAATCCAAGCATTGATTAGAGGATTTCTGATTAGAAATAGGCTTCAGTTATGTGGACCAGGAGTTCTTTGCAGAAGCGTATGTCATAACGATGAAGATCTGATAACATGCGAACAAAAGAATGCTGTAAATCCGTTTGATTTCTTTAGCATAGTTGATGGTGGTGAAACGTTCTGGTTCGATCAAAGAACGATGATTGAATGGTCACAGAAAAACGTTGATGTAACCAATCCCTATACGCGTTCACTTCTTTCTGTAGACGATACTCGTAGATTGCGTGAGTTGCAGGTATGGAGGATCCATTCCGGTATTCCATGTTATCACACCGTGCAGAATATTGCATCCGAATCAAGACGGACTGTTAGATGGTTGCGTATTGCACAAATACTTCGCGAGAATTCATTCGATGAAGCCCATCAGGAAATATTCCTAGGAATGCCTCGGGGTCAAATACTCTCATTCATCGAAATACTCAAGCAAGATATGCGAGAATGGTGTGTTGGTAGGAGAAAACGGTTCTATATATGGATTGTTGGATTCAGAGGAATGAGGATTCTTGATGAAGCCGATCTCAGTGCAGATATAGCTGGATTACTTCTTGCGATTCTCACAGAACACAAAAACAGTTTTCAGTTTTGTTTCTTCATATGGGCAGCCTATGTAAAGTGCAGTTCACTTTGGAGAAACTGAAACCTATTTACGCGTCTCTCGGGGGTACTAATCATAACAATCGCGTTCAAAATGTCCACTTCTCATTCTGTGTCAGTAACAAACACGATGTCCGCCGATAAGTCCAAGAAGTCTGTCAAGAAGGTCGAGCCTGTCGTCGCCCCCGTTGTCGTCGCCGCCCCTGTTGTTGCACCTGTCGCTGAGAAGAAGGCCCCGAAGGCCAAGGTCGTGAAGGCCGCTGCCCCTCCCACGAAGGTTGAGGCGACGGTGCCGACGGTTGCGGCGGTTGTTGATGCTCCGGAGCAGGCGACGCTCCCGGCCCAGGAGCGTCTCTCGGCCGTTGTCGAGAAGCTGAAGGATGCCCAGTCGAAGTTCAACACGGAGATCAAGGAGATCACGAAGGAGGCGATGGCGGCGGTGAAGGCGGCTGGCCGCGAGATCAAGGACGCGAAGAAGCGTAAGCGTTCCAAGAAGCCCGAGGACATGACGCCTGAGGAGAAGAAGGCGTGGGAGGCCCGCCGTGCCAACAACGCGTTCCTCAAGCCGCGTCTCCTGACCCCGGAGCTGTGCACCTTCATGGGACTTCCGCACAACTCCCTCCGCTCGCAGACGGATGTGACGAAGTTCGTTGCGACGTACGTCAAGAGCCACAACTGCTTTGACCCGGCGAACAAGCGTCGCATCATCCCGGATGCGGTTCTGGCCAAGCTCCTCAAGTGCACGGACAAGGACACGGTCACGTACCTCAACCTGCAGAGCTACCTCAAGAACCACTTCGTTAAGACGGCGTAAGTAAGCTAATAGTACTAGAAACAACATAAAAAAATAAACCACTCTAGTAATGAAAGTTGATTCAACTTTGATGACTGGAGGTGTAGTTGTGCTGATCATTGTGTGGTTGTTCATGATGCCAACTGAACCCGGGAAGTCGCGTGGGCCTTTGTTTTTCTTTGATGAAAGTCCGTATTCTGGACCGAAGGCTCCTAGAGGAGGAGATGATTGGAGACAACGGCAAGATCTGACTAAATAAGTCCAGACCCAGAACGCTTTTTAAACTCCCTGACTGCACGTATGTGATTTTGAGTAGCTGAAACACGTGTATTGAATGAAGACTTTGTAATTTCAGATGTAGTAGGTACTACTACAGTTTGAACTTGCGTTTCAAGTATGATGGGTATATGCACTTCGACATCTTCGTTATACAGTATAGATGCACGTGAAAGGAATTCATCTCTATCGTAGACAGCTAGAACTGTTTTTCTATCGAGAACCGAATAGCTTAGAATGACACGTGTGTCTTCAATCACCATTCCGCAACAGAACTCAACAACTTCATTTTCAAATTTGAACGGTCTTGAATATCTCAGAAGGTTCATGTCCAGATCAAATACAACTAGGAAAGAATAGTAATCACGAATGCTCTCTGAGCAATCTTTATTGCTTGAATGCACCATGAACCAAATTTCGTCTTTATATGTGAACCCTGGAGTTGATCCAGAGAACTTAGTAAAGAAATAAGGAACATCACGTTTCTCTTCGACCTTAACTAGTTTGGACCGTTCAATCTTTGCAATTATAACGGGATACCACGAGTATACAATATGTGTTTCACCGTGAAGGTCAAAAAATGACCAATTCTTCTCGGTTTTGTCAGGGCGACCTGTATCAAATCCAACTGTAATAAATCTATTCGGCAAGACTCCTGTTGCACCTGTATCTTGAAAGGAATGCTCACCTACAATAATTGAATAGTTGTCACTTGCTGGATTATACGATGTACCTGAAAGGAAGATAGAAGAGCCTGCCTTAAATAGTCGTATATCTTCTATACCTCTGTTTACAGTCTCATTAAGAAGTCCTGTTTCAAAAAAGGCTTCGTCTTCGATCCGATTCAGTTCTGCATCCAGAACGCAGTGAGACGTGAGGTTAATAACCTTTGTTGTATTGTATTGTGTCTCCGGATATCCGTATTTATTTAGGAAATAATTGATGTATCGAATGAAGGAAATATAATGGTTTGGACGAGTTGGATGCTGGCAAATTGAATGGTTTGATGCAATAAACGTGAACTCCTTGCCGGAGATCGTGCGATCAATCGTATTAGAAAAATCTAATGTCATCAACGGATGCAACAAATCGTATTCGCATGGAGACAATATGAGACGCTTATCTCTATATAATCCTTTTGTGGTCCACAGACACGAATCTACTCTCTTTGATGTCAATGCAAAATACCTTGGCTTATCTCTCATTGCCGCGATAAGATAGTGCCCAATAAAGAATCGATTTCCTTTGGTGATAATTTTGGGGAGTTCCGTACTTTGCTTTGCGTACTCGATACCAAGCAAACCCTCGCCAGTTGGATAGTATTTATTGTAACCATATACCTTCAACTTCGTATTCCGGACGATTTCGCGGATGCATGAAAGCATGATTTCGTTTTTAGGTAGAACTCCAATCATATCGAGCGATACCATAATAGATCCGGGTGCTGCAGGGAGATGTGGTGCCTGATTAAAAAATTCAGACTCAGTCAACGCAATGAGCTTGAATCCATTCTTAAGAAATATTCGGGAATCCAACGACATTCCGCCATTATGATAGAGAATGCAATATAATGATAAATCCTTGCGATTCTTTTCGTCTAATAATGTATCAAATGCATCGATAACATCTTTTTGGAAGTGAGTTTTTATGAATACTCTTGCAGTTATGTCATCGAAGACAGTTATGGTAACTTCTGGATTTGTATCTCTTATTTCTGCAATTTCCCTTTCATTTCCATCATCCCATATGTATACGTTGCATGGAATACATGACATATATGATTTCTTAAGAGGGTACGGCTTCACCTCTTGAACCAATCTATTGTAGTCAACATTCATTGTTGATTGTGCATGTTAAAAGAAGACATAAACCAACACACTCTGCATTTGCAGTGTCTGTTGGTTTTTTTGGTTTGGAGTTGTTGGTTTCACGTTTAGTTGCTGTACGCCAGGCCACCCATGCCGCTCATCACGCGGAACACGTTGTAGTTGACCGCGTAGACGCGGATCGAGGCAGTGTTCTGGTTCTTGACCGTGTTCACGGACACAGTGAAGTTCAGCGTCGCCTTGTCGATACGCGAGAAGTTGCAGCTGCCGCTCGGCTGGTGCTCCTCCGGCTTCAGGGCAAACGAGTAGACGTTCACGCCGACCGCCGGGGTGCGGGTGTGGTGCTGCCACGGCTGGACGCGGTCGAAGTACCGGCCCTCACGCTCGTCGAAGCGGTCCTGGCCGTTGAGCTGGATCTTGGCCACTTCAACCGGGTTCTTGCCCTCGCACTTCACGTTGGAGGACAGGATCACCTTCGCGAGGAGGTAGTTCGTCGTCGCCTCGAAGAACACATCCTGACCATCGTTGCCAACACCGTCACCGTAGAGCTCAGAGCTCGTCGTCAGGCCGCCGCCGCTGACGATGCCGAGACCAGGGATGAAGGGCTCACCGAAGCTGCCGGGCGAACTTTCGTTGGCACTAGATGTTGTCGGGATTCCGCCGACTGTCGTTGCACCGGGGCCGCCGCTCGCCAGGGTGCCGCGGCCGAGGATGCTTGTAACGATACCGTCCGTGTTCCAGTCATCGGAGTAGTTGAACGGCTGCTGTCCGAGGGCCTCCTTGATCCACGGCACAACTCCGCCCGGGGCAGAGCAGTCGACGAACGAGTCGCGCTGCACAACCCAGACAATCTCCTTCACCGGGTGGTTGAAGTTCATCTGGATCTTGTTGGAGGACGCTGAGATCGTCTCAGAACCCGTGTACTGCAGCTGGTCGATCAGGTACTCGTGGCTCTGCTGGGCAAACCGGCGACGCTCCTCCGTGTCGAGGTAGACGTACTCAATGTACAGGGAGGCACCAACGAGCTGGAGGCTCTGGATGCCGCTGCCCGTCGAAGCGCCGCTGCCCTGCGGGAGAGACTGCGGAGGAAGGTAGGCTGTACCCATCCCCGTTGTGTATCTGTCTCCATAGCAGCAGTTGTAGTTCTGCTCGAAGTCCACGTTGATGCGGACCTCGTGGTACTGCAGGGCAATGAGCGGCACAGCCAGGCCCGGGTTGCGGCAGAACCAGAACTGGAGCGGGATGTACAGCGTCTTCATCGGCGTGCCCGCACGGGAGACGCACGAGTTCGTCAGCTCAGACGCCGCGCACGTCGCATCCAGCGGGACACCGTCGGACGTCTTGAGGAGAACCAGGTCGGCGGTGTTGCCGAGCATGTCCTCGAGGGACTGCTGCGTGCCCGGGGCCTGCGAGAGCTGCGTCCAGATCTGCATCCAGTCGCCGTACTGGCGGTCAATGCGCGAGCCGCCCACCTCAACCTCAACCTGCTTGATGAGGCGGTGGCCGACGTAGTTGAGCCAGCGGAAGCGGTCCGTGGAGCCCGAGTTCAGCACAACCTGCGGGAGCGTAACCTGGATGTACGTGCGGTACATTAAGTCAGCGTTACGGGAGATAACGGCCGTGACACGCTTGCCGAAGTCGGCCTGGCCGTTGAACGTCACCTCGATGGACTCCATCGCGAAGTTGGTATGACGCTTGTACAGCACCTTCCAGAACGTGATCTGGGGGTTGCCGGAGATGTAGATGTCCTGGGCACCATAGCTGACGAGCTGCATTAAACCACCGGCCATATTGTTGTTATACTTCACTGCAAGAAATTATTTTCGAGTGTTCAAGAGACGCATGCGTTGAGGCGACTCCCTTCAAAACACGAATTGCAGACGGGAATATATGACTCAGATCCACCGATAAGTACGCGTTCACTTGATTGAACAACGCGAAATGTTGAAGTCGAAGGATTCTTGCAGATAGAGCATTCACCTGTTAACTTTGTGATTTGGGATGCAAAGGGAATACAACTTAAGAGTTCGGTGAATGGTTGGCAATCTGAATCTCCATCAAGACCCACCAAGAGAAGATTTTTATTCAAAATGGGTTGGATGATCGACCGAATGTTCGGAACAAATTGAGCTTCGTCAATGACAATATAGTCCACGACTGAAAGCTCATAGGGTGTAACTTCATCGATATACTTGCAAGGATACATTTCGCCTGAATGCGAAACAATTACGTCGGATCTATACCTTGAATCAAGACGGGGCTTTAGAACAAGTCCGGTTCCGGACTGCTTATAAATCCAATCAAGTGCATAGGATGTCTTCCCTGCAAACATGGGGCCGACAACAATTTCAAGGGGCATTACTTAGTTACTCTACTCATATTTAACCTGTTTTCTTTACCTTTTTCTTTGGAGCCTTCAGTATAGTATCCACAAGACCACCACCGCGTACATGTCTACGCGTACGTCTTCTGCGGACCTGGCGTCTACGGCGTGTTTTCCTCCGACGTCCGCCTTCTGCACGAGGACGAGCGAGAATCTCTTGCAATTCAGTCTGATCCGGAGAACTGATCATAAATGTATCTTCTGCAAAATTTATATCTGGGCCCGCCACCTCCTCGTTGTCATATACGAACGGATCTTTATCGAAATCGCGAGGAGAGAACTGTAAAACTATTGTTTGGGTTCCTTTTTTGTAGACGACATTTACAGTTCGGTCAAGTGCAAAGACCAAATCATCCCTGCCACCCGGCCCCTGCATTGCCTTAATATCTCGTTTCGTTAAATGAGACGGGGAGAGTACCTTACTTGCCACCCAGAATCCGTCGTCCACGGCCACATCATCTGCACGGACTTCAAACTTTTCCTCTGAAGCCCTCACCGGTGTTGCCACCATCAAATCAGACGGAGGTTCATCCTCACTGGGTCCAAACGCAAGACGTACACGCGAAATAGGGAAATGTGTCCATCTATCCATATCATAACTCGTACTACTAGATCCGGATTCAGACACAGAAGAACCCGATGACATATTACTCTTATGCTAGATTATGTCTTTGCATCAAGACAATGAAACCTATTTATCTGTTTGCAGGGATACTTGCAGTTGCGTTAGTTGTACTTCTTATGCAACGGCAGACGAATGTGATTGTTCGCGATTCTCCAGTCAAGTTCTCCTCTGTACGCAAGCATCCCTTTGATGTCTATTCAGATCCCTATCATCCACCTGAACGCGAGAACCCGTACTGGAGAGGGCGTGACCCGAATTATCAGCAAGTCGGTGTTCTGCAAGGTCAGGGGCGTGCCGGACTTCTGCCGCTGTTCGGTCGGCCGTCAATCACATCCAATAGTCGGTGGGAATACTATACGATGAGTGATGGTCTGAAACTTCCAGTCTCCTACAATCGCAAACAGTGTAATTCCGACACTGGTTGTGATGAATTAATCGGAGAGGATTCGCTTGATGTGTTAGGATTAGGCAAGTACAAGGCTGCAGTCTACGATGTTACTCAACCACGCTACGACCCAGGACGCCTGTAGACCATGCAAGATATACGGACGCACATCCGAGAATGTTTGAAGTTGCCAATGCAAGAATTGTTTGCCAATCAACTCCCTTTATAGGTCCAACGAAAAGGACGTTGCCTGCAGACAAAAATCCACCGCTAATCTTGTTAGTTACAAGATGTATCATACCATATAAGAATCCTGCAAAAAGTGGACTTGATTCATAAAAGACTGAGAGTGCAATAATGATTGCACCAATGTATTCGACTACACATTTTACGATCAGAATCATTATTAGTTTACGTTCATAATAATCTTCATATTAAACGGTCTTTCTGCATCTCTTCGTCTTACGACTACGTGTCTTTCCACCGGGGCATTGTTTGCGTCTGCATCGCTTTGTTTTACGGTCACGTGTCTTGCCACTGGTGCACCGTTTACCTCCAGTTCGTGCTCCAGGAAACTGTGCAAGAAGATCTTCTTTTAGCTTAGGTAAAAAGACATCGGGAGTCGTTGCAGCCATTCCCGCCTCGCTAATGTCTGCTGCAGGAATTCCCGGTGCAAGCATACGCTGTGTTTGTCTGAATTCGTTTAGGGCCTCTCTGAAATTTTCATTTCCTGTTTGTCTACGAACACGTCTACCAAGATCATTCAGAACATCTGACATAGTACGTTCTTGTAGCTTTCCTTCTGCAATCATCTCATCGATCTTTGCAATCCAAATCTTAGCAACAGCGGTTGTAAGAAGTGACATCTTATTCTATGAACAGAATTTACTCAAACACAATACGAGGACTGATGTGCATTGCCTCCAGTTCCTGTGCCCATAGCTTCAACGCATATGGAATTGTCTTATTCTCAAAGTCTGTACGATTACCGCACGACCTGCATTCGTAGTGAGCTTCCTTTTCGTTGAAGATGGCGAGGGTTCCACACTTCCTACAAATGCCGGTTTCAAATGGATCGGATACGTCCATCAATCGCTCCTTGGTAAACGCAGCGGTTCCGTGGCTGAGCATACAGTCCCTCTCCATCTCTCCAACACGGAGACCGCCATCACGAGACCGGCCCTCGCAAGGCTGACGTGTCAGGGATACAATCGGTCCACGAGCACGCGAATGCTTCTTATCTGCAACCATATGCTTCAGACGCTGATAGAACGTCGGACCCATGAAGATCTCTGCCTCCATCATTTCACCGGTCATTCCGTTGTAAAGGGTCTCATTTCCATACGGATGCATTCCAAGGTCCATCATATGTGCTCGGAGTTCATCGAGCTTCATGTGCGTATACGGCGTTCCATCTCCAAGAGTTCCGCGATTCACGCAGATCTTTCCAAACACCGTCTCCAGAAGCTGAGCAATTGTCATTCGAGACGGAACTGCGTGAGGATTCATGATAATGTCCGGCCGAAGTCCCTTGGATGTAAACGGCATGTCGCACTCTGGCAACAAGATACCGACCGTTCCCTTCTGTCCGTGACGGGATGAGAACTTATCTCCAATCTCAGGAACACGCTCAGAGACTACACGAACCTTCACAAATGGATATCCATCCGAGTTTTTGTCCTGCCATACACCATCGATCCGGCATGGCTCGGAGTTCTTGTGGATTGTGGATGCATCTCGGTACAGATATCCATGTGGATCGTTCTTCAGAGTAACCGCCTTTCCGATCATTACATCGTTCTCCTTGACGACTGCGTGCATCATAGGAATGCCCGCGTCAGTCACTGCATCGTACGATGAGTTCTTGAATCCACGCGTGTTCTCCTGTCTCGGCTTCATGAATCGCTCCTCACGACCACTCGTTACATTACGGTGTTCTTCGTCCTTGTACATGGTCGTATGCAGACCGCGAAACAGTCCGCGACGAACTGCAGACTTGTTCATGATAACTGAATCCTCCTGATTGTACCCCGAATAACACGCAATTGCAACAATCACATTCTCTCCGAAGGGCATATCCTGCATCTTGAGCACATTCATCATCTGTGTCTCAACCAACGGACGAGTCGGACTGCACAGAAGGTAGGCATTCTTATCCAATCGCTTCGCATAGTTCTTTGCGTACATCGACATTGCCTGCTTGCCCATGGCCGACTGATACGTGTTTCGAGGCGACTGATTGTGATCGGACAGCGGGATCGTATTTGCCATATGACCAATTGCAGCTGTAGGGTGGATCTCGCAATGAGTATATGCATTTGCTGAATCGCCCTTCAAGTCCTCTGGGAACATTGCAATCCGAATCGTCTCACTCTCGCTCGGATCAATATACTCCACGCACGTCCGCACCCAATCGTTCCACGACGAATTGGGAGGAGGCTGCAGGATCTTTCCACCCTCGACTCGAAATACCGGACGAACAAGGCGGCCGCTATCTGTCTCAATTAGAATGATATTGTGGAGAACATTCCATGCAATTGAAATATGAGGATGGATTTGCATCGAGGTCTTGGCCTTCTTCAGTGCCTTGTACACTACATCTGGCTGATCCGTGTATCCGAACGTAACTCCGTTGACATTCACGGTAACTGCCT